AAACAGAGAGAGGAAATAAAATTTGATATAGACTCCATGCTTATGGTTATCACATATAAGGAGGATATACTTCACAATAAACTAAACAACATTGAAAGGAAGCAAGTTATTAAAACTACTAGTATCAGCGACTCTAGTTATAACTCAATACTGCGTAACCTACTGTCAAGGTAACCCATACCTGGGTATAAGATTAATAGACAGGGACACTATGTTTGTCTTCAATAAGTCCTACGCACAAGTAATTGTAAATAAGTTCGACAGTTTAGATCAGTACAAGAAGATTGTAGATGATTTAAATATAAACATTAGAGGATGCCTTGAAATAAACGAGGAGTACAACCTAATTATTGGGTTGCAGTCTAAGGATATATCCAACTTAGAGAATCAAATTAAATTAAATAGGGATATTATTATTAGTCATGAGAGAACTGATAAGATAAATGAAGTCCTGAAAAAAGACCTAGAGAAGAAGACACGTAAGGCTAAAATATGGAGTGCTTTAGCGTGGAGTGCTATAGGTGTTTCGGGGATATTAGCCACCCTAATTATTTTAAAATGAAATTTTTCAGACCTAGGATTACGTATAAAACAGAGAAAGAGAAGGACCAGATAATTAACTTCTTAGATGAATTTAGAGGTTCACACCATGACAACACTCAAAAGATAAAGAAGGTAGACAAGTGGTTAGTTGTGTCAGATATACATAGACCGTTTCATAATCAGGTACTATGGTTTAAGTTATTGAATATGATTAAGGATATGGGGAAGAGCCTTAATGGAATTATTATGGCAGGCGACTACCTTGACCTATTTACGCTTGGATCTTACAATAAGGAGAGTTTAGCAAACCTAAGGGGGCTAACATTACAGGATGAGTACGTAGATGGGCTACAGGGTATTGATGAGTTAGAGTCTGTTCTACATAAAAATGTGGAGAAAAAGTTTTTATTTGGAAACCACGAGGATAGATACTTTCGTAATGTAAAGGAGAAGGATAACGCCAAGTATGGCGGTGCTTTATTAAACCCTATAGAGGCTCTATACCTTATAGAGAAGAGGTGGGATGTGAAGACAGACTGGATGAGCGATTACTTTACACTAGGGAGTCACTTGGATGTGATACACGGTATATATACGAGTGTACACGCAGCAAAAACTCATTTAGACAAGACGAACCACTCAGTTATGTTTGGTCACACGCATAGGGTTCAGTGCTACCACTCTGGTAATAGGGCCGCATTTAATATTGGTGGGCTGTATGATATGAACAGTAGTGGGTTTACATATATGCCTAGATTTCAAAGGGATGTGTGGGCTAATGGGTTTGCAGTTGTAAACATAGATGTAAACGGGGACTTCTTTGTAGAACAGATAAACGTTTGGAATAACTGTTTTTTATATAACAACAAAATGTACTAATGAGTAACGACAATGTAAACCATCCGCCACACTATGGTGGAGATAACACATACGAGACAATAAAAGTAATAGAGGCTTGGGACTTAAATTTTCACTTGGGTAACGCTGTTAAGTATATCTCAAGAGCAGGCAAGAAGGGTAAGGATACCAAAAAGCAGGATTTAGAAAAAGCATTGTGGTATATTAAAAGAGAATTAGAAAAATAATTTTATATTTGTATTTAAATTAAATCCAATAATATGTCAATGTATTTAACCAACGAAGAACTGAATAAAATTCAAGACATGAACTCTGACTTCACTAAGGCTAAGATTGCTTTAGGTGAATTAGAATTAAACAAGCAGAGTATTTTGAAGCAGATTGATATTATGAGACTTGAATTTTCTGAGAACGAGAAGGTATTGATTCAAAAATATGGTAAGGACTCTGTCATAAACTTACAGACAGGGGAGGTTACCCAAAAATAATAGAAATGGCAAAAATAAGCACCTACCCATTAATTGCGGCCCCTACATTAAATGACTACGTACTTGCTACGGATCAGAGTGATATGTCAGCCACGAAGAATATTTCTTTGCAGGCTTTATATAACTTGATATCTACTACGTTAGCACCTAACCTTGTGCCATACACAGGTGCAACGTCTAACGTAAACTTGGGTTTATTTAATTTAGACGGACAAGATATTACGGCTAAGGGTGTGCTTTTCTCTGACTCAATAAGCCCTGCAAGTTTAACTAATGTAGTTAGTATATCTGAGGCAGGCATTCTTCCAACAAGAGGGTTAGAGGTTGATTTTGCTAATAATATTTATAGACTTGGGGACTACAATGGGGCTGTAAACTCTATGTCTCTAGTTGTAGATGATAACAATCAGTTTATCACACTAGGTGGTAGTGCTGTCAATATACTTGTTGATGAGGCTAATGGATTTATCAAGTTTTCTTCTCCATTATTTACGGGTGGTGGAACGGGTACTAATGGTCAGTTCCTTAGAAGTAGTGGATCTGCTACGCCTGCGTATTGGGACACTGTAGACTTGAAGTTTGGTGACTTTTATTCTTTGTTAAATCAATCTGTTGCAATTAATACGGCTGCTGCATTTATACTAGAGAACACAAATGTTTCTACAACTAATGGTGTATCTGTTCAGCCAAATGGTTTATCAGACTTGACTAGAATTACTTTCTCTACAAAGGGTAAGTTTAATATTCAACTGAACGCAAAGTTTGTTCGTAGTTCTGGTGTATCTTTAGAGAATGTAAATGTTTGGATTAGAAAGAATGGAACAACGCCAGCAAGTAATGTGGCTAGCAGTAATAAGAAGGTGGGTGTAAATGGTTCTACAGGAGACTTTTTAGTTTCTACTAACTTCTTTGTTATAGCAGCACCTGGTGATTGGTTTGAGGTTTGTTACGCTGTAAGCAGTACGGATATAACATTATCTACAATCGCATCTACAGCCATATCACCTGCTACTCCGAGTGTTTCTGTAACTGTAAATCAGGTTAACATAGAGTAATGGAGATTAGAAAGATATCAATAGGGACTGACTACAAGAACACGTCGATGCACTACATCGTTGGTCAGTCTGTGCTATCTAACTCAAATAAGATATATATGATTAAGTACGATGAAAAAAAAAATGCGTACAAGTTATTTATAATAAATCATAAGGATGAGATTGTCCTTTGGAAAGAATTTAATTTTAATATGCCAATTACAATAGAATATAATATAGATTTTTAATGAAGGCGTTAAATCAGTTCATTGTTAAACCGTTAAACGACACAAGATATAGTAACACTAAGAACATAGCAGGGATAGACTTTATAGTAAACACTTCAGAGGAAGACCACAAGTTTTCTAACAGGTTTGCTAAAGTTATAGAGACCCCACTAGGTTATAGTGGACCAATATCTGTTGGTGATACGCTTGTAGTTCATCATAATGTGTTTAAGTTTTATAACGACATAAAGGGTCGTAGGAAAAGTGGAAAGAGTTTCTTTAAGGACGACTTATTTTTAATAGATTTTGAACAGTTTTTTTTATATAAGAAGTATGATAAGTGGGTCTCTCATGATCGTTATTGTTTTGTAAAGCCTATCCCTGCGACGGATAGTTTTATAAAGAAGCCATTCTCGTTAGAACCTTTAATGGGAACTATGGTCTACCCTAGTGAATACCTAATAAGCAAGGGTATCGTTAGTGGAGACCTTGTTTGTTTTACTCCGGGTGGCGAGTATGAGTTTGAGATTGATGGGGAGAAGATGTATAGGATGTTCGAAAGCATGGTAACAATTAAATTAAATTAAATGGATACTATATCTCTAAAGGAAGAAATTATAAAGGCAGGCTATAGGGCTGTTGAGCAGTTGATAAAGGTGGCTAAGGAGGAGATTATAAGTGATGAGGATGATATATCAGCGGATAAGTTAAAGAACGCAGCACAAGCCAAGAAGTTAGCCATATTCGATGCATTTGAAATTCTGAATAGGATAGAAATAGAGAAAGAAAATTTAGAGGCAATAAAAAAGGGGGGCAATCACATTGAGTCAAGACAAGGATTCGCAGAAAGAAGGTCTAGATAGTCAGTACTATAGGGTTGTAGAAATAGAAAAAATCGTTCCGCATAATATCTTAACGAAAAAGAATAGTGCTAAGAATTGGATCTATGGTTACAACGAAACCTATGACATGGTTGTTATATCTAAGACTGGTCAGATAGGTCAGATAGTTTGTATCGCTGGCTTATACATTGCACTGCCTAAATCTGAGGGGTATATAATAAAGAGATCTGAGAAGAAGGCTGACCAATATTGGCAGAGACTAAGTGTTCCAAAGGAGTTAGAGAGAATACCTACTATATTCCATTGGAATGAGAAGCCTAGAGAGTTTAAGTCTAAGTTTATCAATTATATAGAGCAGGAGTTTACTAGGAGGGATAGCGGTTTATGGTTCATGAATAATGGAGTCCCTACTTACATAACAGGTTCACACTATATGTATCTACAGTGGTCTAGTATAGACGTAGGATACCCAGACTATAGAGAAGCGAATAGATTATTTTTTATATACTGGGAGGCTTGTAAGGCAGACCCAAGGTGTTTTGGTATGGTGTACCTGAAGATAAGACGTTCTGGATTCTCTTTCATGGCTTCTGCTGAGACAGTAAACCTTGGTACGATTACAAAGAACGCTCGTTTAGGTATACTCTCCAAGACGGGTTCTGACGCAAAGAAAATGTTTACGGACAAGGTTGTACCTATAAATAGCAAGTTACCATTCTTCTTCAAACCTATAATGGACGGTATGGATAAGCCAAAGACTGAGTTGGCATATCGTGTACCTGCCACGAAGATAACCAAGAGGAATATGGACGATACAACTATCGATGAGATTGATGGTTTGGACACTACTATTGACTGGAAAAATACCGAAGAGAACTCCTACGACGGTGAGAAGTTATTGTTTTTAGCGCATGATGAATCGGGTAAATGGATAAAACCAAATAATATTCTGAATAATTGGCGTGTGACAAAAACTTGTTTGCGTGTAGGTAGTAAAATCATTGGTAAATGTATGATGGGTTCTACCTCCAATGCGTTAAGTAAAGGAGGTCAGAACTTTAAAGATTTGTACGACGACTCAAATATACACAAGAGAAACGCAAATGGTCAGACTAAGTCTGGGCTATACTCTCTGTTTATACCTATGGAGTTAAATATGGAGGGTTTTATCGACATTTATGGTATGCCTGTACTCTACAAGCCTGAGACCCCGATAAAGGGCGTAGACGGCAATATGATAATAAATGGGGCTATAGACTACTGGAACAATGAGGTGGCATCTTTAAAGAATGACTCTGAGGCTTTGAATGAGTTCTACCGTCAGTTCCCAAGGACTGAGTCGCACGCATTTAGAGATGAGAGTAAGCAGGCTCTGTTTAATCTGAATAAGATATACCAGCAGATAGACTTTAATGACTCACTCATAATGGATCACCACGTAACAAGGGGGTCGTTTATGTGGAAAGACGGTATAAAAGACTCAAAGGTTGTATGGTCACCAAATAAAAGTGGAAGATTTTTAATTAGTTGGACGCCACCGGCGCATATGCAAAACAATGTTCATAATAGGAATGGAATAAAGTACCCAGGAAATGAACACATGGGGGCGTTTGGATGTGACCCATATGACATATCTGCTGTTGTAGGTGGTCGTGGTTCGAATGGTGCGCTGCATGGGATGACTAATTTTCATATGGACGAGGGACCTACAAATGAATTCTTTTTAGAGTACATAGCAAGACCTCAAACGGCTGAGATATTTTTTGAGGATGTGTTGATGGCTTGTGTGTTCTATGGTATGCCTGTTTTGATAGAGAACAATAAGCCACGTTTGCTTTATCACTTTAAGAATAGGGGGTACAGGGGGTTCTCTTTGAATAGACCCGACAAGCATTACACTAAGTTGACAACAACAGAGAAGGAACTTGGTGGTATACCTAACTCATCTGAAGATGTAAAGCAGTCTCACGCAGCAGCAATAGAGTCGTACATAGAGAAGTACCTTGGGTTTGACAATACAGGCGTTTATAGAGATCAAGACCAAATAGGGTCTATGCTATTCACAAAAACTCTTGAGGATTGGTCTAAGTTTGATATAAGTGACAGGACGAAGTACGACGCAACTATTAGTTCGGGGTTAGCAATTATGGCAAATCAGAAACACCTTTACATCCCAGAGAAAAAAGAATCAAAAATTTTTATTAATTTTACAAGATATAAAAATGATGGCATAACCTCTCAACGCATAAAATGAAAGAAATAAAAATCGAAGTGAATTATGTTGGCTTCCCAAATCAGTGGGCTTCCGACAAAGAAAAGTCTAGTGACGCATACGGGCTACAAGTTGGTCAAGCAATTCAGTACGAGTGGTTTAGAAAAGATGGGAGCAGTTGCAGGTACTACGGACAGTGGAGAGAGTTCCACAGACTTCGGTTATATGCGAGGGGTGAGCAATCTGTGGGTAAGTATAAGGATGAGTTAGCCATAGACGGTGACCTGTCTTACCTAAACTTAGACTGGACTCCAGTCCCCATTCTACCTAAGTTTGTAGACATTGTCGTTAATGGTATGTCTGACAGGATGTTTAAGCCAAAGGCTTACTCTCAAGATGCACTATCTTTGTCAAAGAGAAGTAAGTACCAAGAGATGATAGAGTCTCAGATGGCAGGTAAGCCAGTTTTAGAGAAGATAAAGCAACTTACGGGTGTAGACCCATTCGTTATGGATCCGGAGAAGTTACCTGCTGACGATGAGGAGTTGTCACTGTATATGCAAATAAATTACAAACCTGCTATTGAGATTGCAGAGGAAGAGGCTATCAATACCATATTTGATGAGAACAAGTACGACGATATAAGAAAGAGGTTAGACTACGACACTACAGTTTTAGGTATAGCAATTGCTAAGCACGAATTCTTGCTTGGTGAGGGGGTAAAGATATCCTACGTAGACCCTGCCAATGTTGTGTATAGTTATACAGAAGATCCGTACTTTAAGGATTGTTTCTACTGGGGAGAGATTAAGACATTGCCACTTACTGAGTTATATAAGATAGACCCAACGTTAACACCTGAGGACTTGCAGAATATTGCCTCCAGCAGTCAGTCTTGGTTTGACTACTATAACGTAGCCAGGTTCTATGAGAACACTATGTTTTTTAGGGATACCTGTACGCTGTTATACTTTAACTATAAGACCACTAAGAAGATGGTTTATAAGAGAAAGAAGTTAGAGAATGGTGGCACTAGAATGATAGAGAAGGACGACACGTTCAACCCTCCTTTAGAGATGATGGAGGAGAACAACTTTGAGAAGGTTGAGAAGATTATTGACGTTTGGTATGAGGGTGTACTTGTTATGGGTACTAATTATTTGTTAAAGTGGGAGTTGTCTGAGAATATGGTAAGACCAAAGTCTTCCTCTCAGCACGCCATACCTAACTACGTAGCCTGCGCACC